TATTTTTTTATGGGAGCTGTGGCCCCACAATTTGGATTTCTAATATATTTTTCGTATATTTAGGGGTTAAAAATAAAAGTAAATGGCAGAGAAATTAGTAATCGTAGGTGCTGGTGTTGCAGGTGTTAATACTGCTACCAAACTCATAGACAACGGCTTCCCAGGAGAAAACATTACAATTATTGATATGGGTAAAGATCCATATAATAGACCTTATTCAGAGGTAATGACTGGATTTTTAGGTGCTGGTGGTTGGAGTGATGGTAAATTAACTTACCACACAGCAATTGGAGGTCATATGGCTAAATATTGTGGTGAAGAAAAAGCAATGGAATTGTTTGATGAGGTAATTAGTAACTTTAAACGTTTCCATCCTAAACCAGAAGAAGTACAATGTTCAGATCCTCAAGCAGAACCAGACTTTATTAAACCATATTTTGGTCTACGTTTATTCCCAGTATGGCATGTTGGTACAGATTACCTACATGAGATTGGTAAAAATTGGTATAATTTTTTAGTTGAAAATGGTGTTAAATTCCATTGGGAAACTAAAGTAGATGAAATTTGGTTTGAAGACGATAAACTAATGGCAGATAATGGTTCAAACCCATATTTTATAAATTATGATCGTTTAATGTTTGCTGTTGGTAAATCAGGTATTGATTTTGGTAAAAAATTAGCAGATAAATACTCATTACCTACTGAACCAAAACCAGTACAAGTTGGTATTCGATTTGAAGCTCCCCAAAAACACTTCCAAAAACTAATTGATATTAGTTATGACTTTAAATTATATAGAAAATTCGAGGAAGGAGTATCGCTTCGTTCATTCTGTACTAACAATAATGCCGCTTACGTTGCAGTTGAAGAAACGTATGGAGATCACAGTTACAACGGACATGCTAAAAAAGATGAAGCATTTAGGAATGATATGACTAATTTTGGTATTTTAATGGAAATACCAGGTATTGAAGAACCATTTGCTTGGTCTAGAGAATTAGTATCTAAGGTAAATAAGGATGGTACTGGTTTATATTATAGTCCTACACGTAGCCCATCTACAACATCTGAAGGTGAAGATGTAAGTGCGGTTGTAATTGATAGTACACAAATGGATGAAGTAAGAGATGCATTCCATGGTTACTATAAATACATTGATGATTTTATTGATGATATGAAAAAAGTATTCCCAACATTAGGTGATGATTGGGGTGTTTATGTACCTGAAGTTAAATATCTTTCTCCAGAACCACTTGTAGATTATAATACATTATCATTAAATGATTATTCTAATATTCATTTTGTAGGTGATGCATTAAGTGCAAGAGGAATTACAGTATCAGGGGCACAAGGAATTTATGTTGCTGAATCTATTTTAAAATTTGATCAAAAAGAATACCCAGATTTTCACGAACATTTTTAAAAAAACTAGGATTCCCAAAATTTCTTTCGTATATTTACATAAATAAGAGTTATATAATAATACAAATATTTAAATAGTTATGGCAAAAAAGGCAAAAGTTTATGAAGTAAGACGCATGCGTAATAGTGGAGCATATCACCACTTCTTTAGAGAATCAGGAACTACAGCATGGAAATACCATAATTGGGATGGTCCTTCAATTGAACCTATTGAAGGTGAAATCACTGAATTAAAAAAATCCTATTTTCTATATGGTATAGAAATGACTAAAGATGAATGGATGGAAACTCGTTCTGAAAGAGAAGGTCTTCCGTGGTATAAAAGTGCTGCCTTACGAGGTACAGCACGTATGTAATATGGAAAAACCTATTGTAATTAATGCTAAAGAATGCCCTGAATGTAATGTTCCTAAAGGATGGGGACATGAAATTATATTTGAGAATAATGAGCTTTACTGTGGTAAGTTGCTTGTGTTTAAAGAAGGCTGTAATTTTAGTATGCACTATCATTTAGAAAAAGATGAAACTTGGTATGTACAAGAAGGCGAATTTATATATCGTTGGATTGATACTGAAACAGGTAAAGTCCATGAGCAACACTTAATTGAAGGTGATAGTGTAAGACAATACCCAGGACAACCACATCAAGTTAAAGCATTAACAGATGGTATATTATTTGAAGTAAGCACAGAACACTTTGATAGTGATAGTTATCGTGTATATCGTAAATGGTTAGATAATAAAGACGTATGAATATAGTATTTTGTCTCCCTGGTAGAGAATTTTCAAATAAATTTTTAAATAGTTGGACTAGTTTAATTCATAATATCCCTAAAGATTGGAGATGGGCTCATGTTACAGGTTATGTTCCTAACATTACTTATAGTAGGCAATCTTTATTAGATCGAGCTAAAATGTTTAAACCAACTCACTATATGTGGATTGATAGTGATCAAGTATTTAACTCAAACCAATTCCTTCAATTAACTACTCATGACCTACCCATTATTTCAGGTTTATATAAAAAAGAAAATTTGCCTGACCAATTTGCTGGTTGTAAATTAAACGGAGAAACATTAACTGTTAGTGATATAGAAGGTGCTGATAAGCCAATTGAAGTATTAGCTAATGGTATGGGTTTTATGTTAGTTAAAAGGGAAGTATTTGATTTAATAGAAAAACCATTTGAGTTTTTAAATGAGCATCAATGGGAAGATTTTGGTTTTGCTGATAAAGCTAGAAAATTAGGATTTAAATCTTATATTGATCCTGCTATTATAGTTGGACATGAAAAAAAAGTAGTAATATGAAAATAGGTTTATGTGGTACTATGAGTGTAGGAAAAACTACACTTGTTAATGCTCTTCAAGAGTTAGATTATTTTAAAGATTATAGTTTTAGAACAGAGCGTTCTAAGGAACTAATGGCACAAGGTATTCCATTAAATACTGATTCAACATTATTGGGTCAAACTGTTTTTTTAGCTGAACGTGCCAGTGAATTAATGCAGGAAAACATTATCACAGATAGAACTGTTATTGATGTGATTGCGTTTGCTCGTGCTTCTAAATCTATGAATTATGTAGATAAAGAAGATTTTACAGATTACGCTAAACATTTAATTAGAGAGTATGATTATATTTTTTATGTGTCTCCTGAAGGTGTAGAAATTGAGGATAATGGTATTAGAGAAACTGATGCTGAATATAGAAAAGAAATAGATATGATTATTGATCATACAATTATGAGAAATCGTCATAGAATTAAAAATCTAATTAAAATCAGTGGTTCTACAGAAGAACGAATATCTAAGATTATAAGTAGTATTAATTCTTAACATATTTATAACAAAACATAAATATAATGAAACGTTCAGAATTAGCCTCTCAAATTAAAGAAATGATTGTAGGTGTACTACAAGAAGTATCTCAAGACGATGTTGCTGCAGCTCAAGCTTATAATGCCGAATTAGAAAAAACCAAAGCACTTAGCTCAGATTTAGGTTTAACTGAAGAAGATGAAGCAGAGCCAACATCGAACGATATTAAAAAAAATGATTCAATATCTACCATTTCTCGTAAACTACAAGACACTAATAAAGAAATGAAATCTGTAGTTAACAAGTGGAAAAAATCTGAAGGTGAAGATAAAGAACGTTTATTAGCTCGTTTGAAAGATTTAACTAAAATTAAAAAAGAACTTGAAGGATTGGTTTAAAAATATTCAAACTCTACTAATTGTAGCATTAGCAGCACTTTTGTTTTTTCAAAGAAGCTGCTCTTCTACATCTTCGGTAGAACCACAAGTTATTACAAAAGTAATAACTAAATGGGATACTTTAAAAGTTGAAACAAAAGAATATATACCTAAATATATTCGAAAAACAGTAGTAGACATTGATACCTTTCAAATGCCAATTGATACTATTTCTATTTTAAAAGATTATTATGCTAAGTATTTTTATACTGATACAATTAAGGTTGATAGTCTAGGTTTTATAGTAATAAATGATACAGTTACTCGTAATTTAATATCAAAACGAGATGTTCAATCCAACATATTCATCCCAACAACAACAATTACTAATACTATTTACCTCAACAAACGTGAATTGTATGGGGGTGTTTCGGTAAGTGGAATGATTAATCCTGTTTACAATGAATCTCCAATTAAATACATTAGTGGAGAATTGTTATATAAAAACAAAAAGAAACAAATATACGGTTTTGGTTTAGGCATAGATGAAGATTTCTTACCTATAGTTTCAGGCCGTATGTACTGGAAGATAGGTAAATGAGTCAAGATTTAAGAAAAATAATACAATCCGAATACATTAAGTGTGCAGCTGACCCTATACACTTTATGAAAAAGTACTGTATGATTCAACACCCTCAGCGTGGGCGTATTCCTTTTCATTTATATCCGTTCCAAGAAAAAGTATTAAAATTATTTCAAGAAAATCCTTATTCAATAATACTTAAATCTAGACAGTTAGGTATTTCTACTTTAGGTGCTGGTTATTCTTTATGGTTAATGTTATTCCATAAGGATAAAAACGTACTTTGTATTGCAACAAAGCAGGATACAGCTAAAAACATGGTTACGAAGGTTAAATTCATGTATGAAAATTTACCTTCATGGCTTAAAATAGATGCACCCGAAAATAACAAATTAACATTACGATTAAGTAATGGATCACAAATCAAAGCAACATCAGCATCAAGTGATGCAGGTAGATCAGAAGCCGTTTCTTTATTATTAATTGATGAAGCAGCTTTTATTGATAATATTGGTGAAATTTGGGCTTCAGCTCAACAAACATTAGCAACTGGTGGTGGGTGTATAGCATTATCTACTCCTTATGGTACAGGTAACTGGTTTCATCAAACTTGGGTTAGAGCAGAAAATGCTGAAAATGATTTTTTACCTATTAAACTACCTTGGTATTGCCACCCTGAACGTGATCAAAAATGGCGAGATAGACAAGATGAGTTATTAGGTGATCCTAGAATGGCGGCACAAGAATGTGATTGTGATTTTAGCACATCAGGTGATACTGTATTCTATGCTGAATATTTAGAATTTTATGAACAAACCTATATTAAGGACCCACTTGAAAAGCGTGGCGCTGACCAAAATCTATGGATTTGGGAACCTGCCGATTACTCAAGATCCTACCTTGTTGTTGCTGACGTTGCTCGTGGTGATGGTAAAGACTACTCTGCGTTTCATGTTATCGACATTGAAACAAACACTCAAGTTGCTGAATACAAAGGCCAACTTGGTACTAAAGAATATGGCCATTTATTAGTAGGAATAGCTACTGAGTATAATGAAGCCCTACTTGTAATTGAAAATGCGTCCATTGGTTGGGCAACTATCCAAACAGTAATAGAAAGAGGATATAATAATCTATTCTATTCAAGTAAGAGTGATTCCTCAATGAGTGATTCGTATTTTGACAGATATATGGATACATCAAAAATGGTAGCTGGTTTTACAACAACATCTAGAAATAGACCTATGGTAGTAGGTAAGTTTCAAGAGTATGTTAATGGTAAAGATGTTACAATTCAATCAAAACGTTTGATTGAAGAAATGAAAGTATTTATGTGGAAAAACGGACGACCAGAAGCTCAACAAGGTTATAATGATGACTTAGTTATGGCATTTGGTATTGCTATGTTTATGAGAGATACTTCATTTAAATTTAGACAAAATGCTTTAGAATCATCTAAAGCTACCCTAAATAGCATATCAAGGAATACAACTCCATTTGTTGGGGGTTATGGTAACAATAATGAGGTTCCAAACCCTTATGAAATAGATAACCCATATGGTGGGAAAGAAGATATTAGTTGGCTTCTATAAATTAGATAATATTTATAACAATACATAAACTCATGGCTGATAAAAGCTTATTTAAAAGATTACAAAGATTATTCGCTTCCGATGTAGTAATTCGAAACGTAGGGGGTAATCAACTTAAAGTAGTCGATACAGATCACATCCAAACTTCTGGAGAATTTGAAACCAATGCTTTAATGGATCGATTCTCAGGAATCTATCAAAACCCAGCATCAACTTCTCTATATGGAGCTCAGTTCAATATGAACTATCAGTATCTGAGAACTTTTATTTACTCAGATTATGATTTAATGGATACAGATGCTATTATAGCTTCTGCTCTTGATATTGTTGCTGATGAATGTACTCTTAAAAATGATATGGGAGAAATCCTTCAAATTAAATCATCTGATGAAGACATTCAGAAAATTTTATATAACTTATTTTATGATGTATTAAACATTGAGTTTAATCTTTGGTCTTGGACTCGTCAAATGTGTAAGTATGGTGATTTTTTCTTAAAATTAGAAATTTCAGAAGAATTTGGTGTATTTAATGTAATACCATATTCAGCATACCATATTGAAAGACAAGAGAACTTTGATCCTAAAGCACCATCTAAAATACAATTTAATTATAACCCAGAAGGTATTTATGGTGGTTCTTCTTCTGGTTACTATGCAGGTCCTAGCAACGCACAAGATAGTGCTAGTACTATAACATTTGATAACTACGAAATAGCCCACTTTAGATTATTATCAGATGTAAATTATCTTCCATATGGTCGTTCATATATTGAACCCGCTCGTAAATTGTATAAGCAATACGCATTAATGGAAGATGCAATGTTAATCCATAGGATTGTTCGTGCACCTGAAAAACGTATTTTTTATATAAATGTAGGTGCAATTCCACCTAATGAAGTAGAAAATTTCATGCAGAAAACCATTTCTACAATGAAACGTACTCCATTAATGGATCAGAAAACAGGTGAATACAACCTAAAATACAACATGCAAAACGTAATGGAGGATTTTTATATCCCTATTAGAGGTAATGATCAAGCAACAAAAATTGATACTACTAAAGGTTTAGAGTATGCTGCAATTGAAGATGTTGAATACTTAAGAGAAAAATTATTTGCTGCTCTTAAAGTGCCTAAAGCATTTATGGGATATGATGAAAACTTATCAGGTAAAGCTACATTAGCAGCTGAAGATATTCGTTTTGGTCGTACAATTGATAGATTACAACGTATATTACTATCTGAATTATATAAAATTGCATTAGTTCACTTATATGCTCAAGGGTATAGAGATGAGCAAATGACAAACTTTGAGTTAGGTTTAACTACTCCATCTATTATCTATGATCAAGAAAAGATTGCATTGATGAAAGAAAAAGTAGACTTAGCTTCTCAAATCATGGAAAACAAATTACTTCCAACGGATTGGATTTATGATCATATCTTCCACTTTAGCGAAGACGAATATGAAGAGTATAGAGACTTAATAGCTCAAGATCAAAAACGTCAATTCCGTATGAATCAAATTGAAGCTGAAGGTAATGATCCACTTACAACAGGTCGTTCATATGGTACACCACATGATTTAGCCTCACTATATGGTCAAGGTAGAATGGAAAATGATCCTGCTAATGTACCTGATGGTTATTCCCCAAATGATAAAAAACCATTAGGTCGTCCTGAAGAAAAAGTATCTAATATTAATACTCAAGACAATGCATTTGGTAAAGATAGATTAGGTAGAAAAGAAATGAAAGTAGACGATCAACCTGGTTTTAATGAATCGGCTAGTAAAAATTATGCTAAAAATCGTTCATTACTTGAAGCTATGAGTAAAGAATTAGTCTTTACATCAGATAAGAAAAAAGAATCATTATTAGATGAATCAAATATTAAAGAGTAATATCTCCTTATATATTTATAATAAATCCTATTAGGAATGAATATTAAACATTCAAAATACAAAAATACTGGTATTTTATTTGAACTATTGGTTCGTCGAGTAACGGCAGATACCCTTAATGGTGAAGACTCAGAGTCTTTAAAACTTATCCAAGAACACTTTATTAAAAGTGAACTCGGGAAAGAGTATAAATTATATGAAACTCTTACTAAAAACACCTCTTTAACTGAATCTAAAGCTAATGTAATGGTACAAACATTACTTGAAGCTTCTAAAAAGTTAAATCGTAGTGCGCTTAAGAGAGAAAAATATAATCTCATTAATGAAATTAAAAAGCATTATAATATAGAAGATTTTTTTAAGACAAAACTTTCACACTATAAAACACATGCTGCTTTTTATATGTTAAATGAAATTCAAAACACTGAAGCTTTAGTAGACACAGATGTTATTATTAGTAACAAAATGACTCTCCTAGAGCACCTTTCAACCTCTGAAATCAGTACTGAAAAAGTTGAAGCTGAAATACTACAAGAATTTCAAACATACGATAAAGATACTCGTATGCTTACTTATAGGATTTTAATGGAAAAATTCAATGGTAAGTATAATGGCTTACATGATAGTCAAAAAGAAGTATTAAGACAGTATGTCAATTCAGTAGATTCAACTCCAGTATTAAAAGAATTTTATAATAGTGAAGTATCTAAGATTAAATCTCAATTAAATGAGTTAATGTCTAAAATTACTGATAAAACAGTTCAAATTAAAATTAATGAAATATCTAGCTTAATTGAAGAGTTAGATAAAACATCTAAAGTTACAAGTGAAAACATTGTAAATATTCTTCAATACTTAGAATTGGTAGAAGAATTAAAAACTGCTCATGCGTAAAGTTGGTGATATTAAAGTAGATAGTGGTATAATAACTACTGTAACGGATATCAATTCAGAAACAGGCCAAATCTCTTGGGATGTTGATTATGCTGCGGATTATAAAAAATTATTTAATGATATAACTGATTTAATGGATACGGCTAAGGAGATAGCAGATATTACTGAAGAGCCTTTTTTTAGAGATCATTATTTAGATATTAAAAAACGTAGAAATGAGTTAAGAACTTATTTACGTAATAATAAAGCTAAAGAATATGCTCGTATTAAAGGTTTAGATGAAATGAGTGGAACAGGTGGTGGTGCTTCATTTTCTACAGGCACAGGTGCTCAATATGCAACCCCCTTTGCATTCAAAAAAAAGAAAAAAATTAAAGAATCAAATCCTGGTTCAACTTTAGGTAAAGGACCAAAAGCTGGACCTGAAGGAGTTACAGATAATTATTATTATAAATTAGGATATAAACTTGCAGCTAAACCCCACTCTACAAAAGCTATAGATGTTCGATATTTATGGGGGAAGAAATAATATGTATAAGTATAAATTAAACCTAAAAGAACAAGACGCTGATAGAGTAACATTTCAAGAAACACGAATTGCTGCTTTTAAAGATATTGAATCTCGTTTAAATGCTTTATATCCTATGATAGACAAGGCAAAAGATGAAACAATAGCTTATTATCAAGATAAACCCGAATCATATTCTGTAGTTATGCCTACAGATTTAGTTTTAGATTATATAAAAGATATTGAAAAATTATTAATGGATAAGTAAATGGCAAACACAGATTTTAACACAAGTGCAATCCTAGTAAACGGAACTCAAACCCCAATTGCGGGTACAGTAACTACAGTTACAGGATCATTTTCAGGCTTTACAATACTTTCAGGTTCTGTAAATTTTACCAATTTAGTAGATAATTTTGGGAACGAATTAGCTAGTGCTAAATGGACTTCAGTTCCAGATGGTACAACAATTCCATTGTTTGTAAGTTCATCAACAGTTGCTTCAGGCTCAGTACTATTTTACGCTATATCAACTCATATCCCAACAGAAACACCTAACGCCCCAGCTTCATATAATTATGCTACTTGGGTAACTAAATCACTTCCATAATATGAAAACTTTACAAGAACAATATAATTTATTAAATGAAGGAAAGGGACACAAAAATGTGTTTATGAAATCTGCTCGTAGCTTATTTCCAAATCTTTTTAATAACTTTACTAATTATAGCACAGCAATAAAAGTCTTAAAAGATAAAAATATTATTTCAGAGGCTGTAGGTGGTGTAGTTACTGGAGGAAATACATCTCCAAACTGGTTTAAAGTGTTTGATAAAAACATGGAAGTTATTTCTGAAGAAGAAGCTAAGGCTATTGAGAAAAAAACAACCAAAGCAGTATCAGATTTAGAAACTGCAGGGTATGATTATAAAGATCCTAAAAACAGCAACAATCTTAATTTTGAAGAAATGTTAAGAGGTTATTATGCTGAAATGAAGGCTCCTAAAAATGCTGATAAGACAGAAGATCAGTTGAAAGAAATGGTAGCTAAAAATTTATCAGGTGACCCAACTTATTATACTACTAATCAAGCATTTGGTATAATGGGTATTGGCTATACAGAAGACGCACCAGGTTTAGGAAGTCCTAAAGAAATTAAAGGTGAATATAAAGGTTCTGGATATGGTGAAAGCACAAACAAAGACATTCCTGAAGGAGAAGTAGGGACTGGATATAATTATTTAAAAGAAGGTAAAATGGTTAAGTTAACAGATTTAATTAACGAAGCTATTGGTGGTTACATCGATTTACGTCCTGCAGGACAAATGGCTCCAGTACAAGAAGATGCTCGTACTGATGCTGAAGAAGAAGGCTATAAGGATGGTATGCGTGATGAAAAAAGGGATTTAGAATATAAGCCTAAAAAGAAAAAAGTAAGAAAAGAAACAATTGATACTAAATTAGCTGAAATTGAAAATGCAGGTAGAATTACTACTTTAGAAGCTCAAATTGAAGCAGTAAATGAATTAATTGAAACTAAAAATCAAAGAATTTCTATGGTTACTGAAGATGATAATTTATCTGAATTAGTAGATAAGAAAAAAATGAAAGAAATGCAACGTGAGGTAAAACTTCTTGAAAAGAAGAAAACCACCATGGAAAAATTGTATGAAAAATTAGCTGGTGAATCTTATAAGATGGATATGCCATTAGACGAAACTGAAGAAATAAAAGAAGATTTTGATGATGTAGTTGATGGTATAATGAAGCAAGGTAAATCAAGAAAAGAAGCTGAAAAAATTGCAGGAGCTATTAATGCTAAGTATGTAGGAAATTACAGAAATGAGTAAGCAAGTACTAATAGAAACCCAAACATTTAAGGTTTCACCAGTTCAACTATTAGAAGGAGTCAAAGCTCCTTCTGGTAATCCACTGGTAGAAGGGATTTTAGCGACTGCCGAAATTAAAAATGGTAATGGTCGTTATTATTCTAAAGACCTATGGGAAAGAGAAATTAATAAGTACAGAAAGGTTGTAGAAGAAAATAGAGCAACAGGTGAATTAGACCATCCTGAATCTTCTATTATTAATCTTAAAAATGTATCTCATATTATTAGAGATATGTGGTGGGATGGAGATGATGTAATAGGTAAAATTGAAATCCTCCCTACAGCATCAGGTAATATTTTAAGAGCTTTAGTTGAAAATAACGTACAAGTAGGTGTTTCATCTCGTGGTATGGGTTCACTTGAAGATAGAGGTGGTGTATTAGAAGTACAAAGTGATTTTGAATTATTATGTTGGGATTTTGTTTCAACACCTTCTAACCCAGGTTCATATATGCATAATATTAATGAAGGGATGGAAAATCAAATAAATCCTTACAATAAAGTAAATAATATTATTACTGAAATTTTATGTTCTAATGGAACATGTCCAGTATTTTAAGAAGCCTGCTACCTTAGGCAAATGGCTTTTAAAGCCTTAAAACGCTCCCCTAAAAAGGAGCGTTTTTTTATATCTCCCTATATATGTATCATGGTAATGTGAACAATATACTATGATCTTATATAGTATTCACTCAACTAAATTCGAATTACAGTTCCTAATAACTGTACTCCACAAACTTAAATTTTGAGGTAAAATGGCAAACAGAGATCTGCTTAAAGAAGCAATCGCTGACGCAAAAGCACTTAAAGAAACTGCTATTGCTAACGCAAAAGCTGCTTTAGAAGAGGCTTTCGAACCACGTTTAAAATCTATGCTTTCTGCAAAGTTGCAAGAGATGGATGACGAGGATGAGAAAAATTCAACTGAAGAAGCAAAAATGACAGAAGCTAAAAAAGAGTATAAGGACGATGACCGAAAGGACGGAGGCAGAAGCAAAGAAACTAAACGTACAGAAAAAATGAAGTACGGAAAAGACTTAGCTGAAGGCGAAGAAATGGACGAAATGGACTTAGACGAAATTTTAGCTGAACTCGATGAGGACGCTAGAACTGACGCTGAAGAAGAAGGCTACAAGGACGGCATGGAAGATGAAAAAGAAGATATGGACGACATGGAAGATGAAGACATCGACCTAGAAGACATGTCAGAAGATGATCTTAAATCCTTTATCGAAGACGTAATCGCTGATATGGTTACAGCTGGTGAATTAGAAGCAGGCGAAGATTTTGAAACAGAAGACGAAGATGAAATCGACGTTGAAGATGATGATGATATCGATGTAGAAGATGACACAGAGGTAGACGTAGAAGTGAACGAAGAGATGCGTAAAGACGACATGGATGAAACCCACACAGCAATGCATGGGAAAGATGACATGGACGAAGAAATGCGTAAAGATGATATGGACGAAGGAATTATGGACAGACTTAAAGCTGCTTATAATGACAAAGAACTTATGTCTAAAATCGTTACCGTAGATGGTAAAAAAGTATCAATGAAAGATCTCCTTTCTTTGGCAGGTTCAGGTGCAACCGCTGGTATGGCTCGTTCGGGCGCTGGTAGAGATGTAACTGAAGAAAAAGAAGATATGGATGAGAAGCAAGGATACGATGCTAAATTGGACGATGCAGAAGGTGCTCGACATGGTAAGAAAAAGCAAGACATGAAACAACGTCGTGCTGATTCTGAAAACATGGAGAAAGCTGCTGGTAAAAGAAAATTTGCAGGTGATAAAGATATGGATAAAATGAATGAAGAACTTAAGGAATTAAGATCTGATCTTCAAGAAACTAATCTTTTAAACGCTAAGCTACTCTACACAAATAAAATTTTCAGAGCTAAAAACTTAAAAGAAGCTCAGAAAGTTAAGGTTCTAGAAGCATTTGACAAAGCGTCGAATGTTAAAGAAGTAAAACTTATTTTTGAAACTTTAAATGAAGGTATGGCAGCTAAAACAGCTACTAAATCATCAATTAGAGAAAATTTAGGTAGTGCTTCAAAAGCAGCTGGTGTAGCGCAACATAGAAAGCCAATCGTAGAAATCGATTCGCAAGTTTCTAGGTGGCAAAAACTAGCTGGAATCAAGTAATTTTATATTAATTAAATACATTTAAAACAAAATGTCACAAATTCAATCCCTTTTAGAAGACGCAGGGCAAGGCTGGAAAAGCATGCAAGGCGACGCTGCTAGATTGGCTTCAAAGTGGAACAAAACAGGCTTGTTAGAAGGTCTTGCTAGTGAGCAAGATAAGAATAACATGTCTTTGATCCTCGAGAACCAAGCTAAGCAATTAGTAACGGAGGTTTCTGCTAACCCAGGTGGTGGTGCAAACAACGGTGCTGGTGCTTTCGCAGTAGGAACAGGTGCTGAGTGGGCGGGTATCGCTCTCCCATTAGTACGTAAGGTATTTGGTCAGATAGCTGCTAAGGAATTCGTTTCCGTACAGCCTATGAACCTACCTTCAGGTCTAGTATTTTATCTAGATTTCCAATACGGTGATAATAAGCCATCTTTCCAAGTTGGTGAGTCACTTTATGGTACTTCAAACGCAGGTACTTTCCCATTCTCCACTCCAACAACCAACTTACAGTTGAACAATGCTAGTGGATCAATTGCAGGTGCTCAAGGTTTGTACGGTGCAGGTAAGTTCGCTTACTCAACCAACCAATTTTCACAATCTGTAGGTACATTAGCACTCCCAGTTGTTTCAGGATCTTTAGCTTCAAGCGGTATCGCTAAAGCTACATGGTCTGAACTTAACTATGACGGAAGATTGTCTCAATCTATCTCTAATGGTGAGATCTGGAGAGTTTCTCTTTCTCAATCAGTTATTGCTGGTGGAGCTGCTCAGGTTGGTGATCTAGATCTTGAGGCAGTAAGAGCATTCGTTGCTATTTCTGCTTCTGCTGCTGGTGTAGTTGCTGGTAGAACTACATCATCATTATCTGCTGGTGGGTTACTTCCTGCATTTACAAAAGCTGAAACTAGAAACGTTGTTGCTGCTACAGGAGTAGGTACTGCATTTATATCTTTCTTCTACACAGCATCAGGTAATACTGCTGACGTCGCCCAAAATGGTGGTCCAGGTGGAGCAGTTTCATCTTCAACTTTCAACGTATTCTATAACAAGCGTACTACAATGTCTCCTTATCAAATTGGTGATTTTGAAGCTGGTAACACATATGCTGTTCCTAACGCTTTGAATGCTACAGAAATTGATATTCCAGAGATTAACATCCAGATGCGTTCTGATTCTATCGTTGCTAAAACGAAGAAATTGAAAGCAGTATGGACTCCAGAATTTGCTCAAGATTTGAATGCATATCAAGCTCTTGATGCTGAAGCTGAAGTAACTAACATTATGAGTGAATACATTTCATTGGAAATCGATTTAGAGATCCTTGATATGTTGATCCAAGATGCAGCTGCTGGTACTGAGTACTGGACTGCTGAGAATAATGGTGTCTTCAATAATTCAGCAAATGGATTTGCATTCCCTACAGCAACTAGTCAGACTGGTTTCTATAACACTCAAGGACAGTGGTTCCAAACTTTAGGAACTAAAATGCAGAAATTAAGCAACAAAATCCACCAGTTAACTCTACGTGGAGGTGCTAATTTCTTAGTTTGTTCTCCAGTTGTAGCTACTATCATCGAATCAATCCCAGGATTTGCTTCGAACTCTGATGGAGATGTTTCGAAAATGGAGTATGCCTTTGGTGTGCAGAAAGCAGGTACGATGAATAGTCGTTACACAGTTTATAAGAACCCTTACATGAACGAAAATACCATCTTGATGGGATTCCGTGGAGGTCAATTCTTAGAAGCAGGTGCTGTATTCGCCCCTTACATTCCGTTAATCATGACTCCTCTTATCTACGATCCAACTACCTTCACTCCGCGTAAAGGATTGTTGACTCGTTATGCTAAGAAGATGATTCGTCCGGAATTCTATGGTAAGATCTTTGTTGGAGGACTTCAAACCCTTTAATCTAGAAATACTTTAGAGTAAAGATTGAGCCCCGCGAAAGCGGGGCTCTTTTTTTATATGTATAATAAACAACTAAAGTTCTTATTTTATGGCATCTAACCATCATAATGATGAGGTTTTTAAACAAAAAAGAAAACCTAAAACACCAATTAAGTTTAAAGTAACTCTTAATGAAGAACAAAAAATAGCTAAAGCAAAAATTTTAGCAAATACAGTTACTTTATTAGCGGGTTCCGCAGGTTCAGGAAAAACATTTCTAGCGTGTCAAATTGCGCTTGAAAAATTATTCATGAAAGAATGCGATAAAATAATCATAACGCGACCTACTGTGAGCAAGGAGGAAATCGGCTTCTTACCGGGTGATCTCCGCGAAAAAATGGACCCATGGGTGCAACCTATATATCAAAATATGTATGCCCTATATGATAAAGTTAAAATTGAAGCTCTTATACAAGAGGGCAAAATTGAAATTGTCCCTGTATCATTTATGCGTGGTAGAACCTTTTTAGACAGCGTTGTAATTGTTGATGAAGCTCAGAATGTAACACACCAACAAATGCAAATGATTGTTACTCGATTAGGACTTCGTTCTAAAATGATTATATGTGGTGATGACCATCAAGTAGATTTAAAATCAAAGAAAGATTCTGGGTTTAGATTTTTATACGCATCTTCTCGTAAAATAAAAAATATGTGTGGTATTTCTTTATTAACAAATCATAGAGATTCTATTGTAGAAGATTTAATTAATTTGTATGATGAAGCCGAATCAAATGGAATTAACCTAGGTACATCAGGTTCTAGTGGAAAATATAAATAATAATATTTTTTCTAATATTTATAACTAAAACTACACATGGCATATTGTCCTCCTAAAACTCCAGCTACTGGTTGTTTAGATGTAATTATACAAGAATCTATTATTCTTCCTAATTTTAATCGGCAACAATCCTATAATGAATTCACAGTATGTGGAATTAATAACTACGTTACAAGAACAGAAATTATTGATTCTAGATGGAGTGGTTCAGGAATTGGTATTATAGATTTTGTAGGTTCTCCTTCAGAACAAACTCCTGGATCATTTGTTAATTCAGATGTAAAGTATATTAGAATTACTAATATACCTACCAGTCCAACATTTGCTAGTATTTATATTATTAAAACAAATAAAGAATCAGCTTTATTTAAAATAGAACCAGGTAGATCATTAGTATTAAGTAGTGATGAATTTGATGCTTCTTCAACAGCAGATTATGTAGATGAAACTTATGCTGATAAACAATATTTTGACGATTTCCTTTATATGAGTGAGATTAAAGCAAAAGCAGGTGACACTAACGGAACATTTACAGGTTCTATCAAAATTGAATATGTAGTAGCTTCGGCTTAAAATAATAATTATGGCTTTAACATACAGACAAACAAAAGGATCAGCATTAACCATACAAGAGTTAGATGCTAACTTTGCATTTTTTACAGGTTCACAATCCATCTCAGGATCCACAGTAATTAGTGGTTCACTTACAGTTGATGGGCCCTTATATGTAACAGGTTCATCAGTAATATTTGATACAGATAATGGTGCTTATATTCAATTCCAAGTTTCGGGTACAGCTGATTTTTCAAGAGATGTAATAGTTCGAGATGATTTATTTGTATATGATGATTTTATTGCTTCAGGATCTGATAATCAAATAGGTAATGCAGCTGGTAATGCTTTATTACAAGTAACAGGCTCTTTGTCAACATCTGGATCAGTAATATTTACAGTTTTACCTACAACAGAACCAACAACAACTGGTACCATATGGATATCAGGTAGTAGCCTCAACCACCCTAACTCTGGGTATTTAATGATTAAGAAAGCATAAATATTTATAATAAAACACACTCATGGCTTTAACATACAGACAAACAAAAGGATCAGCATTAACCATACAAGAGTTAGATGCTAATTTTGCATTTTTTACAGGATCTCACTCTATTTCCGGGTCTTCAACCTTACCAGTAATAATAAGTGGTTCATTAGAAGTAACAGGTTCTTTTGGTGTTAATTCGGGTCCAGTTAATATGACTGGAACTTCATTTATAATTACTGGATTACCAACATCAGAACCAGCAACATCAGGTTCACTATGGTTATCTACAGCAACGGGAGCAGGTTCAAGATTACTAGCAGTTAAAGTTTAAATAAAAGTACATACTAAATTTAAGGGGCTCTTAATTGGAGCCCCTTTTTTTAATATTTATAACTAAAAGACATGGCAAACATTCCTATTTGGCCAGGATCATCATCTTTTCACCCTGGAGATACTCCATTTGGTTTTTATGATTTTAATCCTGACTTTCAAAGAGACGCAGATAGAGTAGCAAAATTTTGTGCTTTAAGATTAGGTTATCCTATTGAAAATGTTGAATTACAAGATATAAACTTTTATGCTGCTTTTGAAGAAGCAGTAACAGTATACTCTAATGAATTATTTGCATATTTACAAAGAGAAAATTATCTTTCTGTAGAAGGTTCTCCTTATTCTTATCAAGAAACTGAAGTAAATTTTCAAGATGCAGTAATTACTCCTAATTTAGGACCTATTATTGAATTAGCTCAACAATATGGTACTGAAGCTGGAGTTGGTGGTAATGTTGATTGGAACATGGGAAATGTTGTATTAACTGCTAGTATACAAGATTATGATTTAGATGCTTGGGCCAAAAATCTTGGAATATCAGGTAGTGATTTAGAAATCACGAGAGTATTTTATGAAGGAGTTCCAGCATCAGCAGAAGTTTATGGTGGATTTGCAGGTGGAGCAAGTGGTATGGGAGCTTTAGCTGGTGGTGGTTTAGCTGGTTATGGAGCAAATGCATTTATGATGTATCCTTTAAACTACGATATAGCATTAATGCAAGAAATTGAGTTATATAAAGAAACTTTATTTCCTAATTTTTCATTTCAATTAATTAATAATAAACTTAGAATATTCCCAGTACCAACTGTATCTGAGAATGGTTCTAATCTATGGTTTGAATACATACTTAAATCTGATAGATTTTGTGTTTCAATTGATATTGATAAAGAAAAAATAGGTAACATATCACAAATGCCCTTTAGAAATGTTGATTATGATACAATAAATTCTGTAGGTAGAAGTTGGATATTTGAATATACTTTAGCTTTAGTTAAAGAAATTTTAGGGTATGTAAGAGGTAAATACACTCAGGTTCCAATTCCAGGAGCTGAAGTAACTCTTAACCAAGCAGATTTATTAGCATCATCAACAGCAGATAAAAATGCATTAATTGATAGATTAAGAGCATATCTTGATGATACATCCAGACAAAAATTATTAGAAAGAAAATTGGCAGAATCTAATGCTGTAATGAGTGAGTTAGATAAAGTACCAATGACAATCTTTATAGGATAACAATATGGCTTTATACGGCGAAGCAAGAGACATAAGTATGTTTAGACATATTAATAGGGAAATAATGCACAACATTATATCTCAACAATGTGTCTTATACAAATATGATATTGCAGAAACCAAAGTAAATATTTACGGAGAAGGTGCAGAACAAGTTTTCTATCACCCTCCAGTATTACTTTATTGTTTAATTGATATACCTAAACAAGGTTTTCCTACTTCTGATATGGGAGTTAATTTTAATTGGAAACCAACATTTCAATTTTTAAGAGATGATTTGTTACCTGAAACAGCAACAGAAGCATCAGCACTATGTTGCCCAACAATAAACGATAATCCAAAAGGAGCTAATATCGTCCCACAACCAGGAGATATTATTATGTATCAAAAAGGTTACTATGAAGTTGATACAGCGGATCAATCAGAATTTTTTGTAGGTAAAGACCCAGCTTACCCATTTAAAGATGATAATGGTAATAATCCATTAGAAACAGATTTAAATAGATTTGGATATAATATTGCACTTACTTGTCAAACCCATTATGTACCAGCTGATAAGGTACAAATACAACTTGAGAGATTCTAATGCCAGATTATAGAAAACCAATACCAAAATCTCAAAAAGAGATATCTAATAGTTTACAGGTACCTACAGATGCTACTGCAGGTAATCCTAATCCTACTAATGAATACTCTCAATTCCCAGATGTAAATCAATCTGGGATTCCTTTTAATCGTTCTGAACAAATGTCTCGTAAAGGAGATACTTATAAAGACTTTACAGTAGGTTTAAGAGATATTGATGAAGCTATTTTTTATTATTTTGAAAATGTAATTCGTCCTTTTGTAATTCAAAATGGAGAAAGAAGAGCAGTTCCTATTATTTATGGTTCTCCTGAAAGATGGAAATCATTTCAAAAAGATGGATATTATCGGGATTTAAAAGGAGCTATTATGTCTCCTATAATCATGTTTAAAAGAGATAGTATAACTAAAAATAGAAAAATAGCAAATAAATTAGATGCTAATATGCCTAATTTATATACATCTTGGCAAAAATCTTGGAATAGTAAAAACTTTTACTCTAATTTTAATTTATTAAATAATAGAGTCCAATCTAAACAATTTGTAGCTAATGTAGTCCCAGATTATGTTAACTTATCATATAGTGTAGTTATACAAACTTATTATGTTGAACAATTAAACAAAATAATTGAAGCATGTGAATACGCATCAGATGCGTACTGGGGTAACCCTCAAAGGTATCAATTTATGGCTCAAATAGATAGTTTTAATTCTGTAAATGAATTACCACAAGATGAAATGAGAGTTGTAAGTAGTACATTTAATATTAATATGTATGGTTATATAATTCCGGACACAGTACAAAAACAACTGAGTTCAGTAAAAAAATATAATTCAAAATCAAAAATTATAATTTCTATGGAAACCACATCTTCACCAGAAATATTTGAGCCTAACGTACAAATAACGCCTGATAATAGAAGAAGAGTTGATCCTAGCGAACGTAGAAGAAGTAATGCAGACGAATAAAAAAGTATAATTAAAGATGAGTAACGTAAGATTTTTAGATCAAGTCCCTATAGGTTCATTTAATGGAACTGGAAGTGGAGGCGGCGGTGCAGGACCTACAGGTGCACAAGGTGCTCCAGGTTCAAGTGGTTCTTCTGGTTCATCAGGTTCATCAGGTGCTTCAGGTTCCCAAGGTGCTCAAGGTGTTGCTGGTTCTTCTGGTTCATCCGGTGCTTCAGGATCATCTGGTTCATCAGGTGCTACAGGTGCTCAAGGTGCATCAGGTCCTTCAGGTGGTGGAGGTTCTTCAGGTTCATCAGGTTTATCTGGTTCATCGGGTTCAAGTGGTTCTTCTGGTTCATCCGGTGCTGCTGGTTCATCAGGTTCATCAGGTGCTACAGGTGCTCAAGGAGATGCAGGTCCTTCAGGTGGTGGAGGTTCTTCAGGTTCATCAGGTTTATCTGGTTCATCAGGTTCAAGTGGTGCTAGTGGTTCATCAGGTTCTTCAGGATCAACTGGAGCTCAAGGAGACGCAGGCTCATCAGGTTCATCAGGTGCTACAGGTGCTCAAGGAGATGCAGGTCCTTCAGGTGGTGGAGGTTCTTCAGGTTCATCAGGTTTATCGGGCTCATCAGGTTCAAGTGGTGCTTCAGGATCCTCTGGTTCATCAGGTGCTACAGGTGCTCAAGGTGCATCAGGTCCTTCAGGTGGTGGAGGTTCTTCAGGTTCAAGTGGTGCCTCAGGATCATCAGGTTCATCAGGTGCTACAGGTGCTCAAGGAAACGCAGGCTCATCAGGTTCAAGTGGTGCTTCAGGATCATCAGGTTCATCAGGTGCTGCAGGTGCTGCAGGTGCTCAAGGAGACGCAGGCTCATCAGGTTCAAGTGGTGCTAGTGGTTCATCAGGTTCATCCGGTATTTCTACTGGTACTTATACTAATGCAACAGCTACTCCAATAAATTTCCCAAGTGATGATGACCCAAATATCCCTGCAGGAACTACATTTAATCTCAAGACTTTTCCTGAAATGATGGATTTAATGTTATATCCGGAATTAAATCCATCATTAACAAACCCATCAAATGGACTTAGCATATCTCCTTCAGGTCTTAGAGAAATTGGAGAAGTAATAACTACAATTACATTAAGCGCTACTTTTAATAAAGGATCTATTAGTCCTGCTTATGGTACTACTGGATTTAGAAGTGGTAATCCAAATCTTTATGTTTATACAGGAACAGATGCTACAAACAATCCTAGTACTGCATTAACAAATACAGAAACTATTTCTGATTACACATTACTTCAAGGATCTAATTCATGGACAGGAGCAGTATCTTTTGATGTAGGTCCTCAACCACTTACGAGTAAAGGTAATAACTTTAGTAGCCCATTATCAGCGGGAACTACAGGTGTTATTACACGAACTATAACAGGTGTGTACCCAACATTTGCTACAACTGTAGCCATTGGTACCCTAACGAAACAATCGTTACAATCCATGAGTACTTTAATTCAGGTATCATTAGTAGCTGAAACAGGAAACGGAGATAAACAAACAGTAGATATCCCAAATGCTTTTTCTACAATAACAGGATTACAACAATTTAATACACTTAGTAGTACTTATGATGATATTTTATTATCTACATTTACTACAAGTGCTGTTACACAAACTATACAGGGTATTAGTGTTAATTACACAAGGTATACGTATAATGGCGCCACAATAGGTGCAAGAATATTAAGATTTACAGTATAAAACCATGGCAAGAGACAAAGGATCCTTAGGAATATCAGCAAATTTTGAACCACAGATTGCAGCATCATTTGATGCTAGAGCAAACATCCCAACAAAAGCAGATTTAATAGTTGCTTCTAATTGGGTTGCATTAGATGGTAACACTTATGCATATAATGGTATGACTGTTACTGTAGCTGAAGATTCAACCCCTTCACTAAATGGTATTTACGTATTAACCGATGCTACTGATGTTACAGATCCTGCCAATTGGTTATTTGTAGGTTCTAGTGCAGCAGGTTCTTCAGGTTCA